TATGAGATTTATTTGTATATGATAGTTTTTCATCTGTTAATCTACTAAAAATATCTTTATAAAATAATTTTATTTCACTTTTAGTATTTTCATTCTTAATATTCTTTTTTTGTTTTCCTCTATTAGTTTTTGCTGAACTCACTGTTTTTAACACATCTAAAACAAATTGTTTATTTAATTTGGGAAATTCTTCATTTTTATTAAATTTACTTAACATATAAAGTTTAATAAATTGATAACCCAAAATAGTAATATCATTAATATCGATAACAGCATTTTCAATAATAGGTTGAATTTTATCATAATGTTTCAAAACAGATTTTAAAGGACATTTGACAATTCTATAAATATTTTTCTTATTTTCAATATCTTGTTCCATTTATATAATTACTATAATATTTCTTTAAGTAAATTTAAACGCATAAATTTCATAAATATTATTTTTTGTAATAAAATTTTAAAAAAAATTGAAATAATAATAATGAGGTATTAACAATAACTTATTTTTACATTATGAAGTTTATTATGAATATTAAATTATTAAATTGTTTATTGCTGTTGATGTATATGTACTGTATTAGTGCTTCTCATAGTTTATTAGATGTAATAAAAGAATTAAAAGAATTATGTGAGGATTTAACAATATCAAATTATCAACGTGATATTGTTAATGAACATGCACATGAAGAATTAAAAAAATATGTAGAATATAAATTAAAAAAAAATATACATATATTTTATGCAAATAGACTTAGATTCACACCTTCTCCTCATCCATTTCCTTATTGTGAAAAACACAACGTAAATGCATATTATGTTCCCAGCGATAGACCATATGTTGTCATGTGTCACGGAAAACCATGGTATCCAAAGGCATATGAAACTTTACGACATGAAATAATTCACGTGTTACAACATTGTAATGGTAATTTTAAGAAAATGAAATTACTATTTGATGATAATTTACACGAAATAAGCAATATTTTTATAGAAGCATCAGACATTAATTTACAAGGCATCAACGATGCATATATGGATAAAGAATATAATATAAAATTAGAATATGAAGCGTTTAGTTTATCTAAATGTCTTAATCCATTTAATATTATGAATTTAATTGATTATTTTTGCGAACTAAAATAACTAATTATTCATTTTCCATTTTTTTTTTCAAATAATATCTACGAGCATATTCTCTGCGTTTTTCTTTACTTGGTTTATAACCTGTTTTTTTTCTATATTCTCTTGCTTTCTCCTTTAATTCTTCTTTATGATTTTCATAGAATGTTTTATTTCGTGTTGGAGCAGTATATTTTTTTAGATGTTCTTTTAATCTTTTATTTTCTTCTTCTAAATCTTTAATTTTTTGTAATAATTGATTAATATCCATTTATATAATTATATAAAATATATCTTTAAATTTTATAATATAATAATGAAAAAACAATATTCATCTGACCTGAAAGTGAAGGCAGTTAAATATTATCTTAAAATTAAAAACTACACAAAAACTTGTAAAATTTTTGAATGTTCCATTCATTCATTAAAAAGATGGGTTGAAAAATACAATAAAACAAGTGATGTAAAAAAAAAGAAAAGAAATGAATTATCATATAAAATAACAAAAGAACACATTAAATTTATAAAAGATATTGTTAAAAAAGACCCTGATATTTTTATGGAAAATTTGCGAAAAAAATTAATAAAGAAATATCCAGATTTGAGTATATCAAGACAATATTTATCTGTATTATTAAGGGACAACAACATAACAAGAAAAAGAGCAACCATAAGACATTTTCCAAAAACATTAAGGGGAAAACCAAGAGATGAAAAGGCAGAATTAAAAGTATTTTTTGATAAAATAAATAAATACAAATTGGATAATTTAATTTCAATTGACGAAACTTCATTAAGTTCATCATTAAAATTTAATTATTGTAGAGAAAGATTAGGTAAAAGATGTGTATTGAAAACAGATGATAATATTGTGTTTCGCAAATATTCATTATTAGTAGCAATTAGTAATAAAAAATGTATGAAATATAAATTATATGAAAAAGATTTAATGAATTTATGAAAGAATTGTGTAGTAAAATAAAGAATAAATTAATAATTTTAGATAACGCAAAAATACATAAAACAAGTGAAATAAAAGATATAATTAAGAAAAGTGAAAATGATGTAATATACACCGTCCCATATCATCCTAGGTTAAACGCGATTGAACAATGGTTTAATCAACTAAAACATTATATAAAACTTGATAAACCAATGTCTTTCAAAAAATTAGAAAAAAGCCTGAAAAATTCAATATTAAAAATAAAGAAAGTAAATTATAAAAATTATTTTATTTATGTTTATAATAAAGATTATTATAAAAATAAGATAAGAAAATCATCAACAAAACTAAGAAAATTAAAAAAATATAAAAGTGGCATTTAAAATACGCACCGCTCTAAATTAAAATAATTTCTTTTTTTAAACAAATAACAGACAAAATCAGTCCAAATCGACCAAATCAGATAACCATAAATCCACATTTTCAATTCCTTCTGTTTCAAATTCAGGCTCCATTAATGCCAAAATCTCTTCATCCTTATATTTTAAACTAAAATGAAATAACACAAACGTTATTTCCGGATGCTGCTTAACATATGGTTTCAATTGTTGCCAATGAATGTGTTTTTTTGCCGTTGCAGCTTCTTCTTCTCCATCTTTTAAAAAAGTACATTCTATAAAAATCGTCGAGTAATTAAATACAAATGGATTATCTTCAAGAACCTGAATACTTGTATCACAAATAAAACACAATAATTTTTCCACAACTTCTATTGTAACATCCACCCCTTGCTTTCGCAATTGTCCTAATTCTTTTCCAGGTCGACCTTTGTAAATAGGATTTAGTTTTTTTTTCACTAATCCAAAACCATAACTCAAAGTAGGAATACCATGATCACATTTTATAATTTCTACATTCAATTTTGCTTTATTTGCCACTATTTCAAATGGTTTTCCATGTGGTTTTAAACCATGATAATCCATCCAATCTTCCACTGGGACATTGTCACTCAAAGAATTTGCTTCAAACATAGAAGCAATATATTTTATAAGTTTGGTTTCCGCTTCGGCGGGTCCATATATTTGAAATACATGATCACCTTCTTCGTCGCCAATCAAAGTAAATGGTAAATTGGCAATGTGATCACCATGGGAATGAGTGATAAAAATGTGTTTTGGTTTTTTAAAACATTGTGGTCCAGCGTCCAACATAATATCAAGACCATTAATGTAAAATCCAGTACGAAAGGCGGATCGTGAATAACCTGAAATAGTCCATTGTGGTGAATGTTTAATCTGATAACTTTTTTTCCAAAATACTTTTCGTGGTTCCATTTTTTTTTAATTTATTTGTATGAGAAGTTTTTAAATCCTAATAAAATCAAATTTAATGATTTAAAAATGATGACCAAACCCCAAAACACAATTTAAAATTTGAAACTATAAAAATAATATAACTTACATTATAAGAAATAAATGAAATTTATTTTATTAAATGGACGACGATATTCTGGAAAAGATACTGTCGCAAATTTAATTGAAAAATGGTGTAAAAGTCGTGGTTTGAAAACTATATTTTTCGCATTGGCAGATGAATGTAAATTGGATTTTGCCAGGGAAAATGGTTTAGATGGGGGACGAATGATACATGATCGAGAATACAAAGAACAATACAGATTGGAATTAACAGATTATTATCATGAACAATTAAAAAAAGATAAAGAAATTTATGAAAAAATTGTTTCGGAAAAAATAAAGACTTTGGTGGAAAAGGAAAAAAACATGGTGGAAAAAACAAAAGTTGATTTAGTTGATTTAGTGGTTATTAAGGATGCCAGAACACTTTATAATTTAGAATTTTTATCATCCCATTTAGCAGAATTTGGTTCACTGGCAAAAATCCGAATTGAGGTAGATGATGAAACACGAAAACAGCGTGGATGGAAAAAATCGCCTTATGATGATACACATATAGAAACTGGTGCGGATGGTTATATGGATTGGGATTTTGTAATTTTAAATAATACAGACTGTTTGGAACTATTGAGAAAAGATGTTGAAAATTGTTTGATGGAATTTTGTAAGTAAAATTCCTGTAAAAAATTTTTACAACAATAAATTTTTTTAGATTAAGATTGAAATTTAAAGAATTTTTTATTTTAATATTTATATATAATAAGAACTGATGTACTCAACAATTAAAAATCCAGAAACTGGGCGTGATGTAAAAATCACAAGTAGATTGGGACAAAAAATCTTGAAAAAATATTTGGCTAAAATCCAAAGAGGTGGTAATGGATATCCAGATTTATCCCATATGCAACAATACAGTCAACAACCATACGATCAACAATACGATCAACAATATGGTCAACAATATGGACAACAATATGGACAACAACTTGGTCAACAACTTGATCAACAAGCACAACAATTTCAAAACCAACATGTTTCGCTTTCCCGGCCACGTGATGTTATTACAAACACAACAGTTCAATCCAGCACTACATCTCAGGCAATCAATATTGGTAATCTGTATGATAAACTTGATGCCAAAAAGAAAAAAATCACTGATTTATCAAAATTGAAAGCGGGTAATTGTGCTATTATTATTCATCAAAAAAAAGATTATTTCCGTGCAATATCGTTTTCCATTGATGAAAAAGGAAAAAATCCAAAACAGCTGAATCGAATTTCATCTGATGAAATTATAAGTCGAATTCGCTCCAATCCTAAAAAATTAATTAACCAATTATATCACACAAGTGTAAAATTATATGAAAACAAATTAAATCCAAGAAAAAACACTGGACATGGCAAATCAAAATTACAATTTGTTGACATGAAATCTCGAAAAATTTTATTTGGAAATTTAGGAAACCATTTGCGAGATTTGTTTAAATTATTTACAGATTCATTGGCCGTTCTTTATCGTATCGCCATTGACGAATTAATTTGTAACGCAATTTCCAGAGGTGTAATTCCAACAGTTCAAAAGATTTTTATATTGAATGATGATTTTTTACGTGAAATATTAAAAACAGGAATTAGTGCTTGGAAATCCAATATTTGGACATCCGTTACAAAATATATAGGACAGGGACCAAAAGATTTCATCACATATGAAATCTTGGATAAAGATAACGTAAACATATTGGCGAAAAATGCTTTTTATACTAATAACAAGATGGTTTCCCAAAACTCTCTTGGTATGCATATTGATTATTCAAATAAAGCATATCATCTTCGATTATACACTGATAAATTTCGTTCATTAAAACAAACCTTGAATTTAACTTACAATTTGGCCAATGATATTTGGTATGCAGTGGCGGGATTTTTATCGAAAAATCCAAATACCATTGTTTACATGTTTGGTTCTGTACGATATTTATTCCGAAAAATGGCCAAAGAAATGGAATCCAGTGTCAATAAAGGAAAAACTAATTTCAAAGCATTTTATGATACTGGTAAACCTATGCCATCTAGAGAATTTTATCATACTGTCGATATTTTAAAACCTACCATGAAACCATTCATGAAATTATTTGCCAATATTTTTATAAAATTTCCAAATGTTCAAATTTATGCGGAAAAAGACGACATGAAAGCATCAGATGATTATGAAAACACTGATCGCATCGATATCTCGTGGTACCGATATTATATTGAAACCAGTCCAAGTATGGCAAATCTAAAATTACAAACAAAAGAAGCTGACATTGAAGAAAAAAATCATTACAAATTAGCAGAACAAATGAGAAATTCGATGAATCCTGCCCAACAACAACAACAACAGACAATGTGGCAAACTCAATTTGGTTTTACACCTCAACAGCAACAACGATATAATCAACAATATGCTCAACGATATAATCAACAACAACAATATAACCATCAACATGGACAACAATATTACGATCAACAATATGATCGGTATGACCATGACCCTGCTAATCAAAAATATTTAGACGTGTCTGGATATGATGAGGTGGGAAATCGTCATTTTCGTGGGACTCCTGAACAACAACAGGCATATTTAGATTATCAGCGACAACAAGAATCAAATGGTAATATAAATGATGATTTATGTTTGGCACGAGATTATACAAAATGTGCGCCAGGAGGTGCTGCTTCTGCTTCTGCTCATTTTTGTGAATGGGATAACAAATATAAAATGTGTGCCACAAGAGGATTGTCTCATGCTGATAAAAAAGACTACTCTGAACGATATAAAACCACTCGTAATCGGCGTCACAAAGCTATGAATACAGAAAGAATCTGTTCAAATTTAGATGCTGGTCATGATTGTTCAACACAAAGCGATTATTGTGTGACAGATGGAAAATTTTGTGTTCCAATTACATTGGCAGATGGAAGAGGACGAGTTTATAACAGTACAGAATACAACCAATACAAACATAAATACAATTCCTTGAAGCAAAGTAGACAACAAATGACACAATTAGAACGAGAAAGAACCCAAGCGCAAAATTCACCTGATTGGAGTCCTGAACAAAGTCGTGAATTTGACAAAAGACATGATGAACT